GTACTTGCCCTGCCAGATGTTGCGCTCGACAGCCTCGGCGGTCTTAGCAGCAACGTACTGAGCCACGAACGTCGTGAAGTCAGCAGGAGCGGCGGAGTTTTGTCCGCGCATCTGAGCACCTTCCCACGTAGCGCGGAGGTCTTCGTTGCATACCTGCTCGTTAATCTTCAGAGCGTCGACGGCCAAGATAGCCTCGCCCAAAGTCAACTGACCAGAACCGGGGGTTGAGAACGCGCAGTCGTCGTTGGCTTGGATAGCCACGCCGGAGAACTTCCGGAGAACTGCTTTAGAGTGAACATTTTCACGGACGGTCACATATCCGTTCGCGATGGTGTCGGCAGACAAGACAGCGGCGGACACGTAAGGACGTGCCGCTTCTCCCGTGTAAGTACCGACGGCAACAGTTGCGTTTGCCATTATTTAGAGAAGTTTTGAAGGAGAGCTGACACGCGCTCCTGAGTTGATAGATTCTTGAGGTCGAGAGGCTCACGCTTCGTCGTTGGGGCTTGATGCTTCAGGCCCGCTTCGGCGGCTTTCTTTTGGATGGCTTCGAGCTCCGCCTTGACAGCGGCAAGTTCGACAGCTACAGCGTCCTCTTCTTTTTTTGGTTCGGGGGTGTCGGCTGACATCTCCTCCTTGTCGTCCTTGTTCAAGGCTTCAAAGGCGGCAGCAATCATCTCCTCGACTTGGGCTTTGGTGACGTAGCTGGGTGTCTCCTCAGCTTGCACCTCTTCCGTTTCTTCGGAGGATTCTACCTCTTGGGTTTCTTCTGAGGCTTCAACCTCTTCGGTTGATTCTGAAACTTCTTCGGAAGCCTCTACTTCCTCCACTACCTCTTCGGTAGCTTCGCCAACAGAAGTGACAACACCGCCGTCACCGACTACGATGACACCGCCGTCTTGGAGCGTGTAGTCGCCGGGAGGCAAGGGGATGTTTTCCCCCTCGTCGTTGATGATGTAGGCTTCTACACCTTCTGCGAATTGTTCTGCGTCGGTGTAGATCACCGTGCCGTTTTCGAGTGTGGCTTCCGCCATCTCGGTGCGCTTCTCCTCGCTCACCGTCAGGTTGACGTTGAAACGATTGAAGACTTCTTGCACTCGTTCTTGGATAGTCATGGAGTCCTTTTTTTCAATGAGTATTTCAAAGCCTCAATCCTCAAGTGAATCGAGCTCTTTTTTCAACGCCTCAAAGAATTTGAGGTCGACGATTTGCTGGACAAGCTCCGAGAGCATCTCCTCGTCTTGGTTCTTCTTCATCTTGTCAGCAAAATAGCCCTCGATGGAGAAGCCTTTGACCTTGCCTTCCTTCACCCACTCCTGCCAGATAGCTTCGTTGTCTACCTTAACAGCGACCATCCACGTACCTACCGGGACGTCCAACCCGTAGAGGGCGGATTTGTCTTTCTCTTTGTCCTCTACCATCCACGACTCTACCACGGTGAGGCCGTTGATGGAGTGTTCGTGTTCGAGGGTGTGGTTGGCTTGGTTGCCGTGCTTCAAATAGAGCTCCGCCGCACGTCGTACCGTAGCCTTCGAGAAGTACACGTAAAACTCGTCTTCTCCGTTCTTGCGGTAGATAGGCTTATCCGGGACGAGGGCAGGGCCGAGGAGGATACGCTTGTCTGTGTCGGCCTCGGCAAAGGATACCTTCTGTTCTTTGAGGGCGATGAAGTCGAGCTCAATGGCTGGGCGGTCTACAATGCTGATCGCGTCGATGCCGTACAGCTCCGCGTCTTCGTCGATGATTAGTTCTACGATTCTCATAACGTGCTTTGATCTTGGATTTTCTTGTTTGCTTGTTGGGCGGTTGTGACGTTCTCGCTGATGACGTACGTCTCGATGACTTGTTGTTGTGCTCCTTCGCCCAAGAATCCGAGGTCGAGGGTAGGGGCGGGCGGTGTTATGCCTGCGGCAGTAGCAGCCGAAGCCGCCCCGCCCGTTCCGGCGTAGGTAGACCCTCCACCACTCGCCCCGCCTTGGAACGTTTGGCTTTGAATCTTCTTGACGTTAGCCAGACCCGCAGCGGTGGCAGCGACAGCCGCAGCCGTACCCAACCCCGGCCCCACCACGGGTATACCTGCAAGCGATTTGAACGCCTGTACCGCGCTCTCGTATGTCGAGATGAGGGCTTGTGCTGTCTGTATCTTTTTAGACCGCTCAAAGCCTTTCTTTTGTTCCTGCTCTGACTCACCCGTAAACGCTTCGTTCAGGGCAGCGAGGGCGTCGAGGGTGGACTTGGTGATGTCGAGCCGGGCCTGCTTGATGGCTTCGGCCGTGGCAAGCTCTTCTTCTCGCTCCTTATCTCTGCGCTCTTTGTCCTTGGCGGCTGCCTTGTCTTTCTCTTCTTGTTCCTTTTTACGCGCGTCCTCTTCTGCCTTGGCTTTTTGGTCAAGGTACTTCTGCTCAACGGCAGCGAGGTCTGCATTCAGTTGCTCCGTAGCGGCCCGCAGTAGCCCTTCGTCGTCGCCTGCGATGGCTACGCGCTCGTCGTACTTCTGCATAAGGGCGAGTTCCTCACGCTCACGAGCCGAAAGGGTGAGGGCGTAGAGCTCGTCTTCCAATTTCTGACGCGCGGCCAGTTCATCCTCGGCGGCTTTCTGCGCTTCTTCGGCGGCCTTACGTGCGGCCTCCTGCTCCTGCTTGGCTCGTGCCTCCCGTTGTAGGATAAGGGACTGCCTTTCGCCTTCCAGTCGCTTCTGAGTGCGTAGCGAGCGCGTCTCCAAGTCGATGACGGCCGCCTGTGCTTCGGCTACCGCTTGAATGGTCTCTTCGTCGCTCTTTGCAAGCTCCGCCTTACGCTCCAAGATGCGGGCACGCTCACGCGCAAACTCCAACTCTTGGGCGATGGTTTCCTGTTCTGCTTGGATAGCGTTGTCGAGTGCCGCGATCCTGTCCTCGTAGGCGAGTTTTTCGTCTTCTACGAGCAGACGATTTTCTGCAATGAGCTTATTTGTCTCGGCACGTACCGAAAGGAACTCCCGCTCGGCCACTTTGAGGGCGTTCTCTTGCCGTGCCAATTCTGCGGCGGCAGCGGCAGCGGCTTGTATCTCCTTGGCGTAGTCGGCAGTAGCTTCGGTGGCGTCTTCAACAACCTCCGTAACTGACTCGACACCTAAAGCCACCTTCCCCACCGCATCCGCAGCTACCTTTCCGGCCTCTCCAAACCGACCCTCGAAAAGCAGCTGGATAGCCTCTCCCAATTTTGGGACGAGTTCGAGCATACCCTCGAAGCGGTTGGTGATGTTTTCACGCAGGGCAGAGGCGAAGTCAAGAAGAGCCTGCTTGGGGTTGGAGAAAGCATTGAAGATAGCTTCTCCGACATTGATAAGGATGTCACGGAGCTTCTCCATAACAGTCCCCAGCACCGCCGTAATAACGCGCAGACGTTGGGCACCTTCCTCGGTGTCTTTGAAGTACGATACAAGACCCGCAATGGCCGTAATCAAAAGTCCGATACCTGTGGCGGCAAGGGCTACCCGGAAAGATTTGAGACCCGCGATGCCGCTTTTGAGGCCGCTTGCAAAGTTCTTTAATCCAGACACGGCCCCGCCAGTCATCTTGTCGAGCTGGTTGGTAAGTCCTGCGGTAGCTTGCGACGTCTTCTCTACCCCCTGCTCTACTTTGCCGATGCTCTTCTCTACGTTTTGAGTATCGGCATTGAAGGTGATGACTACCTCTTGATTCACAGCCATGACAAGACGTTATAAATGACCAACACACACGCCGCGCAGAAGCAGGCCAAATAGACCCCCGTCAGGAGGTAGTCGAGGGGCGTAAGCCACCACGGAAGGGGAGCCTTCACCTTGTAGGCTTGCAAGAGGTCTATTCCTCTCATGATGTGCTTGGGGTCTTTCATTGGGGTTGCGTTGTTTGGTTGAGAGGTTTGCACACGTTCAAAGGAGTGACGCCAGAGATAGGCGTGGAGTTGGGCACCCAGCGGTATCCGTACTTGGTGCAGCACGCCTGCGAGCCGAAGTCGGGCGAAGCCTCCGTCGAAGAGTTGAAGAGCACGATGTTAAAGCGGCTTGAATAGCCCGTCGGGGTGTCGGCGCAGTCGGTCTCCGAAAGTTGAATCTTGCGGGCTTTAATCTTGGCGCTTCCGTCGCCGTTGAGGTCGGTAGTCATTGAGAGAATACGCCACCACGCCCCGTTGATATATACCTTCTTATTCCACTTCCACGTGATCACCTCAATGAGCGGGAGCTTCACGGTGCATTCGAGCAGCCGCGACTCCTCCGAATAGAGCTCCCGGATATATCCCTTCCAGTATTTGTAGAAGAGGGTGTTCACGGGGTTGCACTCCTGCGGGATAAAGCTCGCCTCCATCCCGAAGTTCAGATCGTTGTCGGTGATGGTGGGATAGTCCGCCGAGTACGGAGAGAAAAGAGGGAAGTATGTAGAAGGCCCAACGGTGGTTCCTGCGTCGTTTCTAATATACCACTCCCCAAACGTCGTAACCGTTCCTCCCCAATATGCGAGCATGGGCAAAGGCTTGCCTACTGCGCTGCCGTCGGACTGAAGGCTGCGATGGATAGGAAAACCTGACCCGGGGATGAGGGAGATGATGTAGTTTCCGACTTGGGTTTGGATGGACTTCTCGCCCGTGGCGAAGTCGTTGTCGGGATCGAGCACGCGGTATGCGCCATATACCCTGTCGAGGCTTTTCTGTACGGCGTCGCTGATGAAGTCCAACCCCTCCCGATACGTCCAGTCGTAGCGTCGGGCTTGTATGTCGGTGGTGGGATACAGGGAGATCGTCTTGTCGCGGTGTACCCTCTCATCCCAGTTGAGCTCGTCGCCTGTGTCGAAGTAGTCGTCAAAGGGCTCTATGATGAGTTGTCCTTTCAAACCCGACGGGATGAACACGAGGTTGAACATCTTTTGCAACGAGAGCAGGAGGTCGATTTGTTTGAGCTCTGGAAGGTTTTTGCTCATATCCACCGTCTGCCCTGTATAGGGAAGTCCTGCCGTAATTCTGAGCGACGTACCCGCCCCAGAGCCTACCGAGTTTGTGCCGTAGATTACAGCTCCTGTTCCAGCTACCCTTCCACGCAAGTCGAGGTAGTCGCCTGTGGCTAAAGTCACAGAGAATGTTGCCACCCTGTTATATCCTACTCGCGGGTTGCTGGGGATAGAAAGCGATTCCAAGATAGAACCATTTTTGTGTAGCTCGATTACCACCGTTCCCGAAATAGGGAAAGAATAAGAGTACACCACCTCAACCAAATAAGTTCCTCCATACGGCGCGGTGTATCTGTCAAAGCTGTTGTTCCAGTTATCGCCTTCGTCTACGCCTCCCGTTGCGGTGTCGGAAAGATTCAACACCGACAAAGAAGTTGCCGTGTAGTCAGCAGACAAAGCCGCGCGAGCGTCGTCGTTGTACGCTGTGCTACTCAAAGGAACGGCGGAACCATTATACGCTGGGAGGTAGATGTTCCCGAAGTCGGCAGAATCGAAGAAGTCAGAGACGTAGGTGAGGCCCGCGTCGGAGAAGATTTGGTCTACCAACGTCCGAGCACGTACGAAGGGAGTGAGCTCCCCTTGCCATAGTCCGTCGGTGTCCGTCCACGGGGGGTTGTCAGGAAACGACCAGTTGAAGCCTTTGTCGATAAGGCCGTAGATTACCTCGCCAGAGAAGAGCTGTCCCGACCACGAATTCTGGATATTGACAAGGTTAAGCTCGTGATTGTACGCGGAGAGGTCGAGGTCGGAGAGTTGCTTGTCGCCCACAGCTTTGGCGATGTCGAGCGATTCGGCAAAGAATACCACTTCGATGTCTTCGCGGTCGCCCGTCTTCTTCATCCCCTTCACCTGCATATACCCCTCAACGATGGGTGACTCTTTGTCCAAGATGGCAGCCGGAAAACGCTTCTTGAAAAGCGTGGTTCTCAAGTCCCCGTTCTCCGTTCCTTCCGGGATATATCCAGCCTGAAAGATGTCCCCAAAGCGGAAGCGGTTGTTGGCCGTGTTGGGTATGGTGAAGGTCTGCGAGTACGAACCCGCTGGGCTTTGGATATTCTCGATGTCGGAGAACTGGAGCGTGAAGTTGAGGGGCTCGTTGATATAACCCTCCAAGCGGACATACACTCCCGAGGTAAGTCCTGCGCCGAGGGTCAGCATTTCAGGTTGGTCAAGAGTTCAACTTCGCAAGAGATAGGCAGGAGCTTTGAGGCGCTCTGCTCGTGAGCGTAGTTCGTCGTCTTCATGCGGCAGGGATACCACTTGCCGTCGTACCGCACCATGAGGTAGGTCGCTGTCATAGCCGACTTGAAGAGCTCACGCTCCGCGTCAGAGAAGAAGTCCTCCGACAAAGAAAAAGAACGCTTGCCCGTAGACGGGAGGGGCACCCTTTCCGGTTCGTTGCCGTACAATTCAGCACCGAAAGTCAAACCCAACCCCGAGAAGCGGCTTTCAAGGTCGAGGTTTGTGGTGTACGTGTCGCGGCCTCCTACGTCGTAGTTGTCTTTCACCCTTCCGTCAAAACGTAGGATTTCGGCTCCGCCACGCGATCCAATCCAGTACAACTGCGCGGGCTTGTGCTTAATGGGGCGGCAGTCGCGATATACCCGGATGGGTATGCAGTTGTTTGTGGCTCCGTCGTTGGGTGTGATTTGGATGTAGTCCCACGGCTCGGTGGTGAGGTCGTAGGTAGTTGCCCAATTTGCGTTGTCGTTGATGTTAGCCGGGCCGATGGGTATGTGCTGCGCGGCGCTTTCCCAATTTGTAGGCACCGAAGCCAAAGACAAGTTGAGGATGTTTTGTGAGGTGCCGTTGTAGTAGACGGTATAGTTCACCGTGTCCCAGTCGCAGTTCGCGGTGTCCTTGCCCGTGTCGTAGGTGTAGGAGTAGTTCTCCATCTGAAGGAGGGTGGCCGCTCCTTCGTCCTCGGGTGCCATATCGACACGTATATACGTCGTGTCTTCCCTGTCTGTCATCCACCCCTTTTTTGTGGCGCTGTCGGGGAAGTAATCGGAGAAGTCCTGCGACCAGTCCCAGCCTTGGTTGGTGGCGTAATAGATTGGGATGTAGTTGTGGCTTCCTTGCAACGCGCTTTTGACGCCTCCCGTCACGGAGTAGAATTGAAACTGCACCCCGTAGGTATTCTCATAAAAGACCGAGATAGCTTCAACGCTCGGCGTAGGTTTACTTCCTGTTGTGAAAGTCAAATACGGCGCATAGAAACCCTGACTTGAAGCCGTCCACGTCTCCATGTTGAGCGTTGCTTCGTTAGAAGAGGGGATGGTTGAAGCGACGTAAGCCGTGGCAATAGGGTTGGCACCAACCGTCCCGGCCATATTCACGGCGTACATTTCCACGAGCCACGTGTCGATGGTTACAGCCGTGTCCCTCCATCGTAGCTGGGCACGCTGACGCCAAGGGAAAGGGGCTTCTGTTGGAGGGGTGAGAAATTCAAAGGCCATTACTTGGGCTTGATAGTGATGTTTCCTGACTTAAACTCCAACGAGCGGAGCAGGTCTTGAGCGAGGGCTTGGCCGAGTTCGGCTTGGTATTGTGGCACGATGGATTCGAGAGCCACGGTGTAGTAACGCAGCCCTTCGATACCTTTCCTCTTGATGCTTCGAGCGATGAGGAAGGCGGCACTACGGACTCGGTCGCCACCTCGTGGCCCTTTCTTTTTGATGAACCCGCCACCTACGGCTTGCAGGCGGACGGGCTTGTCTTTCATCCATTGCACGATTGAATCAACGTGCTTGCTGCTGGGGTTCTCGTACTTGAACGAATAGGGCGCGTTGCGGTTCTTACGTGTCCCGTTGACGCCCCAATGGATGAACGCCGCATAAGGCAGGGGAGAGCCAAAAGAGACCCTCCCCCCCTTGAGCGAATAGGTCAGGGACTTTTGAAGGCTACGCGAAGCCACCCCGTAGGAGCGGTTCTTGCCAATCTTACGCGAGCCGAGCTCACGCTTGGCTGCGTTGTTGACGTCTTCGGCAAACCTGCCGAGTACCTTCTCAAAGTCCGTCAGGTTCATTTGCTTTTACCGAGGATGATGGCTTGCAAGATGCGCTTTACCAAGTCGACGAAGTTGTCGTCTTTCTCGGTTTCGGTGAGTGCCGTGATCGTGCCAGCGGCGGCGATTACAGCGAGGGCGATTTCAGCCCAGTTTTCAAAAATAAAGTCCATTATTTGGAGGGATTAAGGTTTGCGATTTGTGCTTCGAGAGCTTCGATTGTCTCGCAGAGTTCATTGATTGCCGAGGCGAGGTCGTTGAGGGTGAATAACTCACCTTCGAGTTGTTCGGGTGTAAACTTGGTGTGCATTATGTGAAGGAATAGCAGACGTTGAGAGTGACGTAGAAAGCGGCGTTGCCTGTCACGTTGTAATATCCAAAGGCGAGTTCGTCACCTGCGGCAAATGACCAGCCCGTGGGTGAGAACGTTTCGGTGTAGTTGGACGTGGTGTAGGGTATGGTCTGCTCGTAGGTCGGGGTGGAGGTGATTTGCACCAAGCTCATTTGAGTCGCTTTCCACACTCCGACCTTTACTTGTGTTCCGCCTTGTACGTGGACGCTCACATGGTCGATTTGACCTGCCTTCGGGACGTGCCATATCATATAGTGCTGCCAGTTCCCCGAGTTCCTCATCGTGTTGGTGTACGTGTAGAAGCCGTAGTATTGTGAGGTCGTCGTCGAGGTGAAGCCTGTCATAAAGAATGAACCCGCCCCGTTGAAGCTACCACCTCCACCACCTCCCGAGGCGCTCAGTGTCGTCCCGGTCATGGTGAGGTTGGTTCCAATCGTAGCGTACGTCAGCTTGCTGTCGGAGTCGTCCCAAAAGACGAGCTTGTCGGCTCCTGCATTCTGACTCCCGAGATTCTGCCCTGCCGCCATGCGCAAAACGTCGTTCGCGTTGGCGTTGATTGAAACGTCCGTCGAGTTGTCCGTTCCCGCTGGGTCCACGTTTAAGACGGACTGCATCTCCGCTTGGGTAATTCCCGTGGCGAGCTGTGGCGTACCCGCGTTGTCCTCTACGGCTGGGTTGGCTGGGAGGTCGACGTTGACCCACTTTCCGATACCCGCGTTGTACGCAATGACTTGATTTGAGACGAGGCTTGTGAGGGTTACGTCGTCGAGGTTCTCTACGTCGAGTCCTGAGTCACCTACCGCGTTGAAAATCGTATTAAGAGCCGAGATGGTCGCGGCCTGAGTTGCACCCAAAGGGAGGCTCGTAGTAGCGTCCACGTAATCCGCGAAGGGGATGCCTTTGGCGATCACACGAGAGGAGATTCGCTCGGTGATGGTGACGCCTGTGGTGAGGTACGCGGAAGCAATCAAGTACCCGTTCAGAGGGTAGTAGTCGTTGCCTACTTTCACCGCGCCTGTCGGGGTGGAGTCAATTCTTATCATGTGAAAGTGATTTCAAAGTCGATGCAACGAGCCGTTCCTGCGGAATAGAGACCAGCCGTCTCAAGGAAAATGCCCACGGCCGCGTGCGAGCCTACCACCAAATTCCCGCTAACTACAACCTCAGTTTCTACGTCTACAGGAAGCCCAAATACCGTGTTTGCTATGGGTTGGTTAATATCCCCAAAAACCGGAGAAGAAGAAAAGAACGCTCTCATCCGAAGGTCGATGATGTCATTTACCACCGCAGGAGTGACTCCGAAAGTTGCCGTGAAAGCAATCGACGTCCCCGTGCTCAATCCCGTCACCTGAAGAGAGTTCAGCGTTGCGTTGTACAAGATGGAAAAAGAACCCGCAGGTGTTATGGTAGCGGTGGAAGGATACTCGACCACTTGATATGCGCTTGGATATGTTCCAATGTCTGCGGTCGCTGTTTGGCCCGTCCAAACAACCGAGGCCACCGCGCTCCCTCCCACGACTGTTTTGTTTATCCAGCCCGCTCCGTCGTAATACAGGAGTTGACCCGCCGTGAGTGAGGTTTCCGTCACGTCTCCGAGGTCTCCGATGTTGCCGCCCGTCGCTACGGCAGCGAGCGCGGTTGGTGTAGCCACCCCGGAGGCGTTACCTATCCACGTTTGTCCGTCGGGGATGTTGGGCACGTCGTTAGAGCGCCCTGAGCCGTACACGATACCGCTCCCGGAGGACAGGTGGGACTTGACGACAATGCCGAGGTTCTGGATGAGGTTGGTTCCTGTCGGCTTGGTGTTGGTGTAGCCTCCCGTCTCCCCGACGTAGATGACGTCGCCCGCTGTGAAGGCGGATGTGTCGACGTTCTCAATCAACCCCACCACGATCGCCTCCCCTTCCTCTTCGTCTTCGAGCGTCTCGTTGAGTACGAGCGTGGCGGGCATAGCTG